AAACTTTTGAAGAACTGCGGCATTGTTTCCTGTGTCTGCACCAAGTCGAGCATACATCATTTTTAGCGCACGACCCGCTTTACCTTGTTCTTCACCGGCTTCAATTAGTGTAGCAGACATAGCGGCCATATAGTATATGCTATCACCTGCTAATTGACCGGATGAAGCGAATTGGTTCATAACATGGGTTATCTGTGCCATGTTAGCCGCAGAACGGTTTTCGACTGTGTTTAGTTCGTCAAGAACTCGGATAGAATCTATACGCATTTGATTCAGACGTTCTTGTTCTGACGCGCCTTCTCTTACGTTTTCTGTCATAAACTTAGTTTGTTGCTGTAAGTTAATTAGTCTCTGCATGGCCTCTTCTGTTTCCATACCGCTAATTAGTCCGAACATCATACCTATTTCTGTACCAAGAGGAGTAGTACCTGCTCCTAAAGTACCAGCCAACTGAGCCATTCTTGCTGACGCTTCGTAGGCTTCATCGGCGGCAAAACCAAAACCTAGACCTATATTTGCTACTTCATCGAATACTTCCGGTGTCCTTTCTACATCTGAAAGGAACTTGTCGAACTGTATTCTTGCTTCTTCTATTTCTCTAGCAATAGGAACTACACTTTCAATCATTTCAGAAAATGCATCTGATATTTCTCTTGTACCTTCTTCTATACCAGTAATCGCATCAAGATAAATAGCCTCAAGAACAGTTGCAGTTTGACTAGCATCGTCAATCATTCTTTTGGCTTGGAAAGTACCAATAATGTCGAAGAAAACTCTTGAAGCACCAGCACGTAATACTAGCATGGCGACTGCCATACTCATCATAATGAGGGGACTGAATGCTGTTATTATCCCTGTTTCTGCTATCATTCGTCCGCCCCACTACTCTTTGGGTCACCTACGCTGGGAACCCCGCTTTCTCTCAACAGGTCGAGTAGTTCATTATTGTTTGATAATAGTTTGCGTTGCTCACGCCTTTGGTCACGTCGCGCAACCGCGCCTTTCGCGTCACCTTTCTTGGCGTTTTGCGTCGCTTCTGATATCTTATCGTTTATTTCTGCCGCAACAATAAGGTCCATTTCCATGAGCATACGCCCACCTTCTACCGAATACTTGAGCCACAAGTCAGACGGTAGAGTCCCTTTGAAAGCCATGCAGAGGCTCGGTGCGACCATCAGGAACTCTGAAAAGGGACTGCGCCCTCTAGGTCATCCCCTCTTACGAACTGTAGAATAGTATTTAGTTCTTCAAATGTAAGTAGATTGATGTCTACATCTTCATCAAGAATACATGGTGGAATCCATGCTTCCATCTGAGATTCAACGCCTCCACCCATTTCATCTATAATATTAGCAAACTCTTCTTCTTGCTCGGCAGTCCAGTCTTCGGGACTACCCGCGTGTCGCATCTTGCGAAACGCTCTACCTTGTATGTTGGTAATCTTTAGCCTTTCCATACCGGAAGCCTGTCTTACCCAAATCTTTTTTCCGTCGTTTAACTCTATTTCTTTCTTCAATACTGGCATAGTAACACTCTCGCTCTGTTATATGCAGAACAAGTAGACTTAATAAAGAGTTCACTCTTCGTCTTCTTTAACTACTGGCTTTACCGCTGCTTTCTTTTCTACCTTCTTAGGTTTAGCAACAGGTTCAGAAGTTTCTATCTTATCTGCAAATCTCATGCAGTATTTCATGATTTTTCTCTTGTCGCCAATAGCAACAATGTCTTCAATCCTGTCAGCAGGTATGTCCTTACCTAAAGATAGAACGAAATCTCTCATTTAAACACCTCAGTAAGCAGAAGAGGCGGCTGCGCCACCCTTCATTGATAAAGCCATACACTTGTCTGCTCCGTTGTCCCAAAGACCAACAAAGTTAACAGTCATAGTCTGCGTATCTCTACCGCTTACGTTTGATGTAGGGGCTTCAAATCTAATGTTAAAGAAGTCTATTCTTAAGTAGTTGTTAGCACCATCTGTTTCTTCTTGGAATATTAGTTTTAGAACTGGGTTTGAACCAGCAATGTTGTAAGCAAGACCATCCTCAGTTACTAGAGAGGTGTAATCAGGTTCGTCTAGTGTTTGGTCGCCGTATAGAACTTGGTTGAACTCAATAGTTCCTGTAACTTCTCTTCTCTGCGCCGGAGGTGCGCGTGTGTAAGTAGAATTACCGATTGCGTATGCGTTGTCAGTATCTCTGTTTAGATTTACCTCAAAAGAAATTGATTTAACGCTTGCTGACGCAGCAGGTGCTGAGTCTGTTCCGTCATGGAAATAAACACTACCGTTTGCGAAGTATAGAGCGTCAACTGCCGCACCATCAAAAGTTACTGCTGAGTCGCTAACTGCTGCGTGTGTAGCGGACTCTCTGCATCCTACGAAGTCTGCTGAAAGCATAACATACTCTCCTACGTTAGCAGAAACAGATAATCTGCTTGCTACCATACCACCGTAAATGTGTTGCTTTTGCTCTCTTCCTACAACTATGGTGTAACTGTCGTATGCGTCTGCCGCAACTGCTGGCTCGTCAAATGTGTGTATAGAAGACCCAAAAGCAGTCTTAGGGAAGAAAGCCGCAAGAACATTACCTGTGAAGTCGTCAATCTGTAGAGCCATGTTAAGCCCTCCCTCAGAATACTCAGACCCTGTAACGCTTTTTGACGCTACAGCGTGACTCATATCTTGTCTTGTTAGCAAATCCATTCTTGTAGCAAACGATTCATCGTCAACCTCACCGAATACTGGGGCGGAGGCTGGGTTAGTACCGTATGTACTTTCTTTCTCAATTGAAATATATCTGTTCAGAAACTCTACCATAGTTACACCTCTATGTGTGTAGAACCACGCAACGGCTGTCTTATTAACATTCTTATCGGTGACGCATATCAATTCTACGCATATAACCAAGATTTAGCACGTGTACACACACTGTTTCGTCGTCATCCATTTTAGTATCTAAATCAGCATCAAACGAGACTATACTATCTGTAGTCCCCTGTACTCCGGTTTGAGTATATAATTCATCAAATACTTCTCCCATAATATTAAGACCCTTTCTGTACGCATTTTCGTAGTTTGTACCTCTCACAGTAATAAATATCTTAACATCATAGTTCTGTGTTACTTTAGCGCCACCCAAAGACTCAAACTCGGGAGAACTTAGGCTTTCTACAATTACGTGTATGCTTGGTGTTCCTACTCTACTTAACATTTGTGAAGATATATCATACCCGTACAGTATAGATGAATCAGGAACTTGTGTTTTTAAGTATGGTCTAGTAGAGTTTATCAGTTGATTTACAACACCAATACCCATACGAGCCAGTGTGTCCTGTGCGAAGTCAGATAAAAGCAACTCATCAGGACCAAAAGCACCAAACTTTGAGTAGTAAACTGCGCCCCATTTTACCGACCCGCTAGTGTTGCCCCACACTACACCCGCAGAAGTACTGCTAGAAGCCGTTACAGAGGTGTATACAGCCGTCCCAACGTCGTCATTGACAATCTCATGCGTGTAGAGTTTTGCGTCGCTTCCTGTAAGCGTAAGACGCAAAATAATAGTAGTTGGGTCTTCCTCCTCTTTGGCCAAATCTAAGTTACTTATTGTTACGGTAGAAGTACCTACTAATTTTAGAGAAGTTTTACTACCCGTAGATTGTACCTCTACCTTTTTTGTACCGTCATCTATTTTCATTAAAACTGTTCCATCAGAGGGGGCTGTGGTATATTCTAATACTGCAACAAGAGTATTTGCTGTGCCTGTGGGGGCTATTGAGTATGTACCGTTTGTAATAACCCAATCACCGCCGGAAGCAGAACCACTACCCGAAGCAAGAGTAAAATTATCATTATATGTACCACTTAAAGAAGTAGGGTCACTACCTTTCATGCGAGAAGACCAATATTGAGTTTTAGTTGCTACAGCCATATTATCACCTTGTCTTTAGTTTGTCTTTAATTCTAGCAGTACCGCCTAGAATCTGACCGGTCATAACACTTCTGCCTGTGCCTCTTTCGGTCATTTCGCCTATATTACCACCCCTACTACCTAAAACACCAGTAGGCTCATTTGTGTCACTACTGTCAAAAGAGCCACCTATTACTGATATAAATTGATTCTTTGTTTTACTTTGGTCACTTACCTCGTAATTTAATGAATCGGCTATAGTATGGTAAATATCTCCTTCGGCCTTTTGGGTTTGGTAATAAGACCCTTTGAATTGACGATGCATGGTTTTTATTTCTTTTGCTGTTGTTTGTCTTGCCTGTTCCATAGCCCTTTGTAAATGATTAGTTCCCCAGTCTCTTACCATATTTGCTATATTATCTACTTGGTTTGTAAAACCACTAGAGTCAAAATATGCCTCCATACTCATAACGCCTTGCTTTCTCTTTGACGCGATTCTATTTCTATCAGTTTTAGGAACTGGTAATGCTGCGCCGTAACCAAAATTATACTGTTCTACGTTTGCGGTCAAATCCTGATTAGCGCCCTTTAGAGTAACTTCTGCGTTTGCTCTAAACTTTTCTATAGCGCCTATTTTCGGCATACCGGGATGATAGTAAGGTGTCGCGGTTAGGTAACCCTTTCTTCCTTTACTTGAGCGTCTTTGTCTAAATGCTGCTGGTATTGCTCCACCTATATATACCATAGTTACACCTAATCCACACTACCCAAGTGAGCCAACCTTTTTAGGTTCATCTCTCCTCGTTCTCTCAATGTTGTTCCGCGCAACGAGCCTTCGGGTCCTGTGGTCTGAAATAGGCTTTCATCCTCAAGATAATATGATGCCGCAAGGTCGCCGCATATCTCTCTTAATACATGGGCAAACTCGCCCTCTTGAACTGCTACGTCATCAGCGTGGTCGAAAGAAAGACCGCTTACACCGGTAAGGGTATTTGTTGACTTACCAGTCCATTTGAAAGAATCACCATCTACGTTGCCGTTACCTGCTGTACTAAAACCAGTACCGCTAGTAAGAACTATAGATGTAGCACCAGCACTTACTGCTCCATCGAGTGTCGTATCTTTGATGCTTTTACTAGGAACGTCTCTACCGTAATCACGGAAGCATTGGTCTATATCTATGGTAGCCCTGCGTATAGCACTTGTTAATTTAGTTGTGCTACGAGTTCTCTGTGCAGAATCAAGCCCTAATCTTGAACCAACATCAACTATAGTACAATAGTAAACCATTACCCAACACCGCCGTAAATCCTATCATTATAACATAAAGCATACGCTTCTGCAACTTATGATAGGCTAATAGTGACTTTTCAATCTTTCCCAGCCTATCGGCAACATCTTTACACCATACGTACCATTGTTGTTGGTCCATAATATCACATCTGTGTGGAGATACCCATTGCTCCGGCAACTATTGCTATTAGCGTAAATATAATTTTTTGCATATTACCCATGTATGTGCCTATAAGACCGTTAGTTATTTCTAACTCCGTAGCGACCTTAGTAAGCCCCGTTTTCATATCCATATTGGATTGAACCAGTTGCTCAATAAGCCTTTCATGCCTTGTAGTTACTTGCTCTAAATTATCTAATCTTAAATCTATTACACTATCTTTTTCAGTCACCATCTTCACCCATACTTGCTTTGAGTCGGGCTACTAGGTCGGCCTTCTTGCCTGATACAGCAAGACCTTTTTCCTTTAGCATTTCCTTCAACTCAGCAACGTTACGGGATTCAAGCGTCTCATCAATAGTTTTTAACTCAGCCTTTGCTTCGGCAGTCTTCTCTTTGACCTCATCCATCGAATCAATAATCTCGTCAAGAGTTATTTTTCCGTCGGCATTCAAGGTTTGGTATTTCTTGTACGCCCAAACAGCAATACCGGCAAGAGCCGCTAAAGCCACTAGTACAATTTCTACGTCATCTAAAAGAGAAGATGACTCGCTCACGCAATCTAAGCAATCGTCTATTATTGTTGTGTTATTTCCCTGCATTTTATTCACCTCTGTCGTAAATTATCTGCGTAACAGCCGAGAAAGGAATCACACTAAATGGCTTAGTGGACCCTACCCGATAAATCTTGTAGCCGTGAGGTGTCTCTTCAATGTTTACATTAGTGTATGATTTTTCGGGCGGATTATACACTATTTTCCCCTTACGGATAACTCGGTTGTTATCAGACACATACTACCGATTACCCCAACTATATTTAAGAAGTGGGTATAAGTATTCCAACGTTTTGCAGGTCTTCAAACTGCTGTATTATATTTTCATACTCAAATAAGTCGCACGTTATTTGTTCGTAACTATCCCCTACTTCATAAGAATTATAGGTATTGTTAGATACCCAAACAATATAACCATCGGCGTCATATTCTTCTATGTATAACTCCACGTATAGTTTATAGCCTTCTTCGTTTTGTTCTTTTAAGACAACACTACCTTGTATTTGTTTACAAGAAAATGGATTTACTATGGAATCGGATGGGCTGGAAGGTATATGAGGCGCACTATAAGCGACTATTAATATAAGTACCAAAAGATACGCTACGCTCTCCTGTTGATTCATATTTTTAACTAATAAGTACCGTTAGTTAAATTATCTCCAACGAGGGCCTTCAAACCAACCAACAAGGCTGGTTCTAGCACCACTTGTTATGGGTGAAACCCCATGCTCTAAATAAGATGGGAAAAGAATGACTGAACCCCTTTTTATAAGTGCTTCGGGGTCGGGATTCTGCGTGTGTGCAAACGATAATAAACCACCTTCATATTCTGACGGGTCAGTTAGTTGTACGACAATACTAAGTTTTCTGTGTCGCCCGTCCTGTCTGTTCCAGTCAATATCATGGTGCATATCATAATGATGACCTACATCAGCATATTCTGTAAATTGTAGTGGTGGTAACTCAGTAAGAGTTAGTTGGAAGTGTTTGTTAGCATCCATTGCTATTCTTGTAAGAACGTTGTGCATTTCATCGTATGGTCCTACGTTTGGTAGCCACCTAATATCTGTTTTACGATGAGAGTCTGTTTCTCCTTCTCCTGTTCTAAAAGTAGTAGCCTCTTGTTTAGGTGCTTGTCTACCTAAATCTACCCACTTATCACAGGTAGTATCATCAAGGATTGATTCATATAATAACCAGTTCGGGTATTGCATCATAGCAATACATAACACGTGGTATATTTAATAGGTATTAAGCATCAACTGCGTCTTCAAAACCTTCTTGAGTCTTAAGATGTAAGTAACATTGCTTTAGTAGGTTTTCTTGGTCTGCCCCATCGGTAACATCTAATGGGAATTGATAATTAAAGCCTGTTACGGGTGATTTACCACCAGTATAAGCAGACTCGTCCATATAGATAAGACCGCCATAAGTAACACTGAATGATTTATTTCCTTCTCCATCCAATTCCTTATCCATTCTAAACTCTCTTATCACTACATGAGCCTCAGAACAAGAAAGTCCAAAGGCAGTTTCTATTGCTATCGTAAGCGCCATATTATATCCACGCACCATGTGATTTATAAATAGTTTGGTCACATTCTAGGAGTCTAATACCCATGTTTCCGGTTCAGGAAAATTATCCCATGCTTCATTTGCAGTATCATACTGTGTAGGTAAATCCCTAAGTGATTGTCGCCAAGATGTAATATGGTTTTGTTGTTCAGTAGTCAATAGAGCATATCTATCAGGAAGTAACCAAGAATCTGTTTCTGTTAAATAGTGATTTCTTAGTAGTCTTAAATCTTCCCAACTTCTATCTACAAGCATTTCATCGCCTAAATCATTAGACCAATGTCTATTTATTTTTTCTGCTATGCTCATATATTCACCCCTATCCATATTGGTATTGCACTACTTTGGCTATTATAGTAACTTTTATTATTTAAACTAGATAAAGCGGGCCAAGATGAAGGAAACAACTTCGCTAATGTGTCCATTGTCGCTTCGGTTTTAAAACTAAATGTTCCTCTACCGTTATACCCACCACCATTTAAGTAAAACTCCGGTGAATATGTTGGTACATGGTAGGTCTGATTAAGTGACCCCGCCATTTGAGGCATATCTGTAACGGTTGATATTGCACCATACATTACCCAGTATTTTTCATTTTCAGTTACGGAAATAGTTGCGCTTGTAGAGCCATCGTTTGTAGTGAAAGCAGTAACTGATTTTACTCCTGTACTGTTAATGTTAGCCGGAGTCGCTATACCTAATAACGAATCAGGCATCCCATCACTATCACTATCATAAATAGCAATACGAAGTGCGCCAGCAGTACCACTACCACTCATAATTCTAATTGATAATCTCGATAAATCTCCTGTTTGCCTTGCTAAGAATGGGTAGGCAATTGCTTGGTTGCTTACTAATGTTGCAGTACCTAAGTTTGGTTGTGCATATCCATGAGTGCTTATGTAAGGCCAATATAAGTTCCAACCATAATTACTATTATCCATGTGCATTTTTCCCATTTTCACAAAGTCGTCTGATGTACCGCCACCACCTGTTCCATCATCTATGCTATTGTCTGCTTTTCTTCTTCTAAACGGTTGTCTACCCATACTTAATCACCTCATGCGTGTAATACTGCGTGTATGCTTCCGGCAAGAGTTGCAGTTCCCCCTTGCTCATTCTTGAATCTAAGTCGTAGGTTAGAGCCGTTTACATCTGCCTCTACACTACCTATTGCCGCCGCACCATCAAAGATAATACCGTATTCTGTATAGTTAGCGGCTGAACCGTCATAGTGCGCCATAACATCCATAG